GTTTAGACCCTGGATTAGCTTTTCGATAGGCTTTAACACCCTTCTCCGTCATACCGGCACCACTTTTGGTAGAGCGGTAGTTTGCACCCTTACCTCTGGTTGTACGTTTGATCGGTTTGGAAGGTTTTCTAGCCATAAAGCATTACTTTTTATCACTATATAAGTTATCAAATGTTACTGACGGATCCATATAACTTCCATCTGACTCTGCGCTATGTGTCCACTGGCTTGGTTTAAAGTCTGGAGCACCTTTACCTGTCTCCCACAAAGCAGGACTTGTTGTTCTAACACGATTATTAGGCAACGCCACTATGTTCCCTGTCCATGCCCCAGCATCTGTAAGCTCAATAACATGACTTTGTTTATGTTGAGCTGGATCATCTGCAATTCGTGAATCCGTATAATCAACAGTAAACATATACTTTCCTGTATAAAAATCCCCATCAATCTTACAAAGCCACGGGCTTGAGCTTGTTCTGTCATATCCTGTCACAGAATGATCTCTAGAGCTACAATCCCAAGGCTGTACAAGATGAGTCAGCATCCTATCCGGCCAATCTCCTAAAGGCGTATCCGCAACAAGAGCCGTAATAGGCATCCTTGCCCACATAGCACCTCCATGGATATTTTCGTCATCTGTATCATCGCTTTCACAACCCGTGAAAATAACTTGAAAACTTAAACAACGATCTGGAATTGTAGTGACTGCAATCGCCATAGCGTGAAGATATTCTCCTCGATACCGCTCATGATTATTAGTAAATTCTCTACGCACCCAGCAATGAAAATGCGGGATGTTGCTTTGTAAATATGACATTAAAAGTGCCTTACACCACCTTTAGCAAAACCCTTCTTATTCACACCACCTTTAGCAAAACCCTTCTTCTTCACACCGCCTTTGGCATACCCCTTCTTCATCACACCGCCACCCATCATCTTACGAGTTCCGCCTTTTTTCTTCATAGCCATAATATAAACTCCTTAATTTTACTCAGTTACAGTTTGTTGATATTTAGTAATTACGTGCCAACTTTTTTCATCGCTTGCTTATGAGCTGCGGTAAAGGTACGGCCCTTTCTCATGGCTTTTCTCATCTCACTCATATGTTTCGAAGTGTGATGAACTGCGTGTTTTTTCAAAGTCTCTTTCTGTCGAACTGTTAGTTTGCTTGTGTCTTTCTTCTTCTTTTTTCCACCCGTCAACTGTTTAGGTGTCTGTGCTCGAGATATAGCCACAACTAATTTCCCTGTTTTGTCTGTTGCTCAATACGATCTCTGTTAACCTCGGCTCGTAAAAGGGCAATGTCTTCCTGAGAATCAATCTTCTCTCGAACAAGCTCATTACGATCCTGTAGCTTCTCTTCTTCAAAGTTTTGCTTAACTGCAAACTCTTGAGACTTACGCTGAACATCTGAGGCCTTTATGTCAAGTTCCTTAGACCGAAGCTCTACAAGAGGATCGACCTCACCTTCTGGCGGAGGCATCAAGGCAGACATGACTTCCTCTGTGTATTGAGCGATAAGTTCTGCAACTTTTGATTCTACATCAACTTGAGGAGGTTGCTGTCCCGTTTGCATTGATTGTTCCATAGAGGAACGCATTTCCGCATCAACTACTCCACGAGCTTTAAAGGCAATGTGTTCACACAAGTGAGCCTGAAGTAGCGCAAACACGGGAGGAGAAGACGCTGGTATAGGTGTTTTCATAAAGATTATGTGAGTTGCCATATGAGCATCATGATCCTGTGTTGGGAAAGCTTGTAGCGTTTCCTGTATAATGGATTTGGCATTCTCAATAGCCGGATCAGTAGGTTGTGCCTGTTGAGGAGCTGGCAACAAAGCCTCAATGTTATGAACACCTATAGCTTCATAGATACGACGATAAGCCTCATACAAGTTGTGCATCTGAGGATTACTTTGGGCTAATTGAAGCTGAGTTTGAGCCAAGGCTAAACGCTGAGACATTGAGAAGATATTAGGATCCGATACTGGGATCACATCTACTCTTTCATCAAAATCCGTCTGTTTAATCGTAGCCTCTCCTCCGTACACATTATACGGATACATAGGCGGAAGAGATTCTGCAAACACACGACTTAACATCTTAAATTCTTGCTTCTGTGCGTAATGCAATCTCTTGTGGATAGCAGACATAACCTTTGATCCACGCTCCAACAAGGCCACGGTGGTTCCTACTGCAGCCTGTTGATTTCCATCTCCCACTTGCAAATCTGCAATCGCTGCGAACCTTCGTCCAGCGTCAACAACAAAACCCAAGAGAGCCATCAAAGTCTGACTCGGTTCCTTATACGGAAGGGGCAGAATGCTGTCTCGTAAAGCACCACCGGGAACATCAATATCGCGAAACTCACCAGGAGAAAGAGGCTCATCAGCGTCACGGATGCGAATGCCACGAGCCTTAAAACCAGCGGGAAGATTAGCAAGTGTTCCAGCATCTATAAGTTGCCTCATAATAGAGGTTGCAGAACGACCTAAACCACCAATCATATGGAGAAGACCAAAACCATAGAAGCCTAAACCTGGTAGGAACTTGTAGTGGGAGAAGTACTGAACCTTACGGTAATATTCATCACCTTCACGCCAGTTGCGGCGAACCGAAAGAACTTTTGAGCTTCCTTCGTCTATTGTGACTATGTATGGAAGTTTAATTCCTGTCTGCTCACCGTCAATAGGGCTTACGTGTTCAAAGCCCGGTAAATCTAAGTCGGTGTGAACTTCGAGAATGGTGCAATCTTGATCATCAGCACCTGTCTTCTCAACACCCATCAAGCTACGCTCTTTTTCCCTAACTTCATCTCCATCATCATAAGGAGAAAGTTCTATGTCTCTATAAAAACCAGCCGCTTGAAACTTACGAACATCATTAGTGTTCATACGGATCAAGTGAGTAATTCGAGAAGCAGAATTTAAATCGGTAGCGTTATAAGGAACATAAAGATCATCAGCCGGAACAAATCTGGAAACCGCTCGATCAAGAATATCATCAAAGTAGACTTTCTTAAACGCACTTCCAGCTAACGGTAAGTAAAACAACAAACGATCCATCTCAGGATCATACTCATCCATAACATTGGTTATCTGGTAGTTCATAAACTCTTGAACGCGACGAGATTGGGCTTCCACCTCAGGAGTTGCTGCACCAACAACCTGAGTTCGAACAGGTCCAGAACTAGGAAGAAGTTCTTTGTAAGCCTGTGCTTGAAACTGTGTTACCGCTTCAGCAATAAGAGGGTGAGTTACACCACTTGATCCTCGAAAAGGCTCTTCACGTTGTTCGTAGCGAATACCTAAAAGTTCCAAGCCCTCAGTGTAGGCATCTTCCCACTCCTGACGACCACTTTTATCGTCCTCGTAGTAACTAACAAGCTCTGAGGAAATATCCATTAGATCCCGCTCATCCATAACCTCGGCCAAGTTAGCATCTTGTTCAGCTTGAAGTTCCTCTGATACAATCTTCTCAAAATTAAGAACTACGGAACCATCTTCCTCTTCGATAATTTCGGTTGGATCTTCATTTTCCTCAACTTCAATCTCCTCAATGTCAATTTCTTCGTCTGTACCACCTAAAGGCATTCCTTGAGAAGGCATTGAGGGTTCAATTAGAGAAACAGGTTCCTTCGCCATTACTTACTCACTTTCTTATATTTTTCAAAAGATCTGAGTCCGCCCAATCCGAGCATTCCCATTAAAACAGGCATCATTTCGCTCATGTCCAAGGCCGGTAAATCAACAAGGTGACCCGTCTGTGCCAATATAAATTGTGCTATTGGCATCACAACGTAGGTCCACGTCATTGCAATTCCCATGGACCAGCCGATAAATGGACGCCAACCGGCTACGAAAATAGAACGATGAGCCGCTTCAGTCTTGTTTATGTCTAGTTGAGCTAAATCTATTTTTGCCAAGTGCATTGTAAGTTGAGCTTCTATGTCACGCTCTGCAGCGGCTCTTTTTTCCTTATCTTCGGGTAGGAACCGTCCAGCTACTTCCATAACGCTAGGTAAAACAGCACTTAATAAGCCTATCATATCATCTAGTCCCCCAAATTTTCCGCCAAAGGTAATCATCAAGGTTAGCAATAAAACTAGCAAACTTACGGGCAACTATTGTTTTCCAGAACATTTTATTATTCCTGTCTAGGATGTTTAGAATTGTGCATGTGGACAAGATGCTCGGTCAGTGCTTTCAATACTTTAAGCTCTGCTTGTATAGTAGCCGTCTCACGATTGCGACTTTCTAATGCTGAAACGGAATTAATTTCTTTGAGTACGTCTATCTGACTACTAAACACGGCCCTCTGACTCTCAGCATCGTCCAAGCGAGAATCAAAGTTACTCTTGTATTTGTCAAAGTTCTTGTGAAAGAGCTCTAAGTCTTCCATCACCCTGGTTAAATTAGATTTTACCACGGCGTATCCGCCAGCAATGGTTGCTAAAAGTATGACACCTTGAATAGCGTGTGAACTCGTCAGCTCCATGTTAGGTCTCCGTCTTAATTGATCGTATGTAATCTAGCACATACCCCAAAGCACTTGGAAAGTCTCTCTCTACTCTTCTTTCAACTTCTTCAATAGATGCAGCTTGAAACTCAAAGTAGTTCACTTCTTCAAACGCATCAGAAATACCAAGCTGGTTGTTCCACTCGTCACCGCCTCTAATACAATCTCGAACTTGTTGGTTGTAGACGCCAATTTCGTATAGCATTAGCAATTACCTGACACACAACGATTAATCCATATGGCATACCC